AACAATAAGTCTGATGTAGCTTGAACTATTGTATTTTGAGTTACATCAGAAAGAGATGGTGATTGCGTGTATACAATATCAATAGTAGATTTTGTTATTAAATTTGTTGTCTTTATTTTACCAGTTCCGTTAGGAGTTATTTCTAAATCTCCATTAGAAGATGTTTTTATGCTATTTGTAAAAACCTCATTATATGGAGCAGAAACAGAACCCAAAGAGCCACCACTTGCTTCTACCTCTCTAGTCGTGTCATCTATAGGCAACATACTATCTGTTCTTGCTGTGTTCATTAAGTTTAAATCATCAGCTTCTAATATGTCGCCCGTTGCAAATGTTGTCGGTAATACTCTAACCATTTTACACCTCTCTTAGTTTATATGTTATATCAAAGTTATCTAGGTTGATGCTCTTTGTGAGTATCTTCCCTGTCCATTCAACAAGCCTTATCGCACCAGTACGCCCTGCTAATACGTCAGTACCACCTAGTTCAGATACGCCAATAATAAAAGGATTACTTACGTTTACCTCCCCACGATAATTTATTTCTATTTTATCTTTAGGCTGTAACTGAAACGCACCAAACACTTGAACGCTCACTACTGACTTAATCGTATAGTATGAGTTGTAAATCCTTGTAGCTACTGCCAACGCTTCGGTAGGTGTAAGTTCTGGATATGATTTCTTAAACAGCTTTTCGCCATAGATGTCTGTCTGTGAACCATCGCCTATCGTCCAAGACGCTTCTTTGACTACCGTTTGCTTCTCGCTATTAACAAACTCATCGAGCTTTGATATTAAGTTAGCTTGGTATGCTGTCCAACTTGCCAACAGATACGCATCTAAAACAGTCCTATCGCTTACATAAAGCTGAGTTAGTCTGCTGTCTGTTCCGATATATCCATCGGTTTTTAGTTGAGCGTAGATTGTTGCTGAGTTAGCTTCGCTTAAATACGTTGCTGTTCCATCGTCATATCCAACGCCCTTGAACTCGTCTTGCTTGAGTAGTCCACCAAGTGTACAGTCCAACGCCACTTTGGTATATACGTTGTCTGTATCGTTGTAATACTCGTCTATGCTTACTATGTTTACTGGGTAAGAGCTATCTACTTGACCTGCTCCGTTTAATTCCCATTGTACCGTTGCAGTAGGAATACGGTTTGTCCATACTAGGTTTCCATCGTTATCAACGTAATAAAAGAAATCATCATAGAACGAGTAAAGCTGTAGCTTATCTAACACCGTATCTTTATCTTCGATTAGTGGGTGTGTTATAGTTGTAACACTTGTGCTATCAGGATTGATTATAAACCCCGTGAAGTATCTAGCGAATAAGCTAACTCCATCTTTAGTCTTATTGAGTAATCTAGTAACAAGTTCTGCTGTTGTTCCACTTGTTAAGTCAATGCCAACTGCTGAATAGTTGCTTAGTATCTTGACTGTGCTTGATACCGTGAACGACATTTCTCCTGCATCGTTTGTACTTGGGTTAGAGAAACTAATTCCATACCATGACAACGCTTCTACATCATTATCGTACTTGTCAGATAGTAATAAGCTAAACTTGAACAACGTCTTATAACGTGTTCTATAACCATAGAATAGGCTTTCTGTTTCGCCTGTGTCGTTAAACTTACGTTGTGAGTTATCCACACTTACGCTTACATCCTCGTCTTTATATTCTCCGAGAAATATATCGTCTGGCACACCTTGTTTTATTGTTGGGTAGGTTACTATATACTGGCTTACGTCTAGCCAATCAGCATCATAAGTACCGTCTAGTTTTAATCGCTTGATGAAGCACTTGCGATTATCAGGTGGGACGTATATCGAGCCACGCTGCACTATTTCTGCTATTGTTTCTACCAAAATAATCTCCTAAAGTATTTGTGTTGCAAATCCCAACAAGCCAAACGCCAAATCTAAAACATCAAAACCTGTAGCATCTGTCAATTCTTTTCCTACCATTAACGTTGTACTCACTATCCCATTGTCTACTGTTGATAACCCCATAGCCTTATTAACCCATCCGATTATCTGACCCCCTGCATAATGGTATAGTAGGTCTACTCTCATTACCAGAAGCTCGGACTATTAGGACTTGTCTTATCAAACTCTTGCTTCTGTGCGTCTGTCATACCTGAGTAAGTGTTAAACGCTGTAATCTTATTCATAGGCTTAGTTCCGAATGACTTTTCTATGTCTGCCCTATCTTCTGAGTTGTATGGCTTAGAAATAGCGTTTATTGCTAGGCATACTATAATCATTGTCCCGATTAAAAAAAACTCTGCAAACCCTTTTTTCATGTTGTCCTCCTTAGTTTTTACCATGATACCCAAGCTGTTCCATTATAATAATTAAGTTTCTTGCTTGTTCTATTGTACCAAATAGCACCCTCTATTGCTGATGGAGTAACAGTTCCACCTGTGCCAATGTAGTAGTTTGAAGATGTTGTACCAGCTACTTCTAGCGTAGTGTTAGGTAACGTATTACCTATTCCTATTCCCATTCTTGGCACACCAGAAACATTTACTAAAGTTGAAGCTACATAAGGAGAACCACCAGAATTACTAAGAGCATTATTAATTCTACCTGACCATCCACCAGAAGTACCTTCGCTTGTTAATGTCATTGTTTCGTAAGGACTTGATGTATCTATTTTAATATTCTTTGTTCCAACTAATCCACCATGAGGGGCATCGTAAAAAAGAAGATTTAATTGATTAACAGATGCAATCCCATTAACCTGTAACGCACTAGCACTCACAAGTCCAGAAGTCTGTCCTATGGCTACTCCGTTTATTGTTGCACCAGAGCTTGTCATTTTATCTAGCGTTGTTAATCCTGTTACTGTGGCACTTGTGGCTTTTAAGTTATTTATTGTTGTTACGTTTGATACTGTTAGATTGTCTACGCTTACACCTTTAACTCCACCTTTTAACGTTAGTCCACTTACTGCGTTGCCACTTATTATGTTTCCATTACCTATAATAACCATAGTAGCAGAAGCAACTTTTCCGTTTGCTATTGGTGTTACTGAATATTTTTCATATACTGCACCTGCAAATGTGAACTGTAAAAATAACGCTATTAATATTAACTTTTTCATTTTTTTCTCCTTATTCTGCTACGCCTAAAGCACTAGCCCATGATACTGTTGCAAAACTGTCTGTACTATATTCTAATAAACATGATGTTCCATCGACCCGAATACGCCATGTTGTACTGATAGGTATAATTGTATTGCCTTTAAGTAGGTTCGCTATCTGCACATACTTGTAAGCCCCTAGCCCTTGGTCGATTAGTAAGGCATCGGTATCACTTGGTGTTGTAGTTTCTGTGTATTGTTTTATATATTTCTCTGACATATTATGCTCCTTTATATTCCACCACAAGCCAATAGCTTCATTGTGCCTGTAAATCCATTTACCGTTAAGTCGTTGTAGTAATCGTTGAAGTCAAACTCGTTCACCCAATTAACGTGGTCAGCAAGTCCGTCAAACGCATCTGCCCCCATGCTTGGTCGTGCGATAAAGAATATAGAACCACGTTTATTTATGTCGTACACAAGCTCTAGGTTTGCTCGTTCTTGAAACGATACGTTATTCAATGTCAACTCGTAGCTGTTTAATCTTCTCACATAGACCTTATTACTTGTTCCATCTGACATCTCTTTTATATATTGCTTTGTGCTTGTTGGTATCCTCATAGAACCACTCGCTACAAGTTCGTTTATTTGCTTGGTTACTACTATCTGACCAACCTGTAACGCTAGTCCATCTGTTGTACCAGTAACGGTTATTACAACGCTTGTCGTAGGAGTTACTGCATCGAACTTGAAATAGAAGTTGTTATAAACTCGTTCTGCTATCCCTGCTGATACGATATAGTTTCCTGAGCCATCTACTAAGTAATTATTTGAGCTATCTATTATCCGTATTGTTTCGCCTGATACTATAGAGTTATCAAGAGCAGGATTAAACTCTGTTCCACTATCATAAGTTATTGTGAACACAGAAGCGTTTGTATTTTGGATTACTATCGTGTCTATTGCTTCGGTTATAGCCAAAGTGAACGTGCCAGTTTCATCGCCACTTGTGCTTACCCATTTGCGTTCTGCGTTCCTATCGACTAGCCTTGTCTTTATCGCATCGCTCGTAGCAACAGTTATCTTGGCTGTAGTTAGTTTGTTCTCGTAGCATATTCTAGGGCTATCCATTGTCATATTAAATCACTCCTCTATCTACTGCGTTCAAATAAGGCTTTAAGTCTATCGCTATCTTTTTAAGCTCGGTACTACCTAGCATGATCACAATAGGTGCAACGCTTCCACCACCACTTGATTGTGACTTCCCGATTGGCTCAACGGTGATACGCTCAAGCCCTTTCTCGCCTACTTGTGCTTGTCCACCACCTACTGTAGAGAAGTTGGTAGCTTGGTTTGTTTCAAACTGTCCACCTTGTGCGAACTTGGATGATTGTATAGCGTTAACTTGTGATGCTGCCATAATTCCTGCTGCTGTTATTGATGGTATATTAAAAGGGAATGGTGCGATGGTCGCTGCTTTCGCTACTGCTTGATATCCTGATATTATCGCATCTGCTGTCGCTGCTGCTTTTTGGATTTCAAAGAACTCACGAACTCCACCACTTTCGATGTTAAGTAAATTCTTCATTGTATCTTCTGTCATCGCTGCTATATCAGCGTTAAACTTTGCTTCTATTTGCTTCTTTTGTTGAGCGTTATACATCGCAGCATTTGCTTGTAGCTCACCTAAGTATAATGCATCTGCTTCTTGTTGTTTTAGTTCTTCTTCTGCCTTTTTAGCTTCATCTTCTTTCCTTTTATCTTCTAGTGCTTTCTGTTTATCAATGTCATCTTGCTTGTTCTTTGCTGCTTCATCTTTTGCTTTTTTATCTTTTATTCCTTTTTCCTCAATAGCTTTATTCTCTTTTTTTACTGCTCCCATTCTTTCATCAATAGCTTTAATATATTCATCTGTAAACTTTTGATCCATCTTAAAGTTTAGTACAGCAGTCCTTAGGTTCTCTAATTGTTCTAGATTATAATCCTTTACAACGCCAGTGCCTTTTTTTATTATCTCGCCTAATAGTTTTTGTCCTTGTAGGTAGTTTCCAGTAGCGTTTGCTATTTTATTAAATGAAGTAACAACAGCATTAGCACCATCAACAAAAGGTTGAAATAGTTTATTAGTCATCCCACCTGCTAACTCTAATAGCTCTCCAAAATTATTCTTTAATCTTTCTACTGACCCTGCATAAGTATTGGCAGCAGATACAGCTTGTCCACCTGCTTTTTCACTTACGCTATTTATTAATGAATCAAATCTTTCCATTGAACCAACCGCACCATCTACTGCAATCCCTTGTCTTGCAAATGCGTTAACGGAACTTCCTAGCGTTTTTGCTACCATATGACCTGCTGTTTCTAGGTCTATCTTCAATAATGTAGCTAAATCTGCAACAGTCATAGATACTTTATTAACTTGGTCAGGCATTAACCCAAAAGATACAAGCAACGCCTGCATATTATTTATCTCATCATCACCATATCTAGTTGTTGCTTGCATTATTGCAGCATAATCTTGAAGTGCTTGACTTGCTTCTGCTGTATAGATGCCTTGATTCTTTAACGCTTGGTTTAGCATCTTTATAGCATCCTCTTGCTTTGATGCTTCTTCTGATGCTTTACCAAAGAAGTCTAATACTTTTTTACCAATGGCTACTATATCGCCAAGCGTAATAACAAACTTAGAAGAAATAAACGAAGCAAGCGACCCTAGCTTTGATTTAGCTTGTTGGTCGCCCGTTACGCTTACTTTTATCTTAGCTTCGGTTTCGTTAGCCATTACACACTAACTACTGCTGCGATACCATCTACCAATATAGCCTGTACATCGTAGCCTGTTACTGTATCCCATAATGCCACTAGGTTATAACTTGCACTCAACGCATCGTTAGAATCGAGTTTTGGTTCTTCACCTAGCCAAGTTACTGTTGGTAGCTTGAAAGTTAAGCTATGGACGCCTGAGGCACTTCCTGCGAGTGTTGGGTGTGTCAATACTAACTGTACAGCGTTTACTGTATCGTCTTTAAAGTAGTTGTACCAAGTCAACGCATCCTCTTGAGAAACATTAACGCTCATCGTTACGCTTCTTGAGTTAGGTATGTACGCTGTAGGATATTGATTGCTTGCGTTATGGTCTGTAACCATAGTCAGGTTGTTAGATATATTCAAAGTGCAATCCTTGAACGGTACTGCTGCAACTGATCCGATTGCTGCACCGATTGAAAGTGTAGCCATCCAACCCTCGAACGGAGCTACTGCTGAATAAGCTGGCGTTGCTTTGCTTCCACCGTATTCGTTCTTGATTCCCATATAGTTTACTGCATAAGATACCACGCCATCTTCTGGGATAGTTAAGTCCATGCTGTTTACAAAGCAACCAATATTATCAACTAACATTGTAGAACCAACGCCACCTAGAAACTTCTGAATAGTTATCCCACTTACTGGGAAGTCTGTCGCTGTACTCCAAGCGTTGAACGTATGAGTGTAGCCGACTGAGCTTGTTCCTGCGACTGTGTTAACGCTTCCTAATAACATCGCTAGGTTAATCCCCATTACTTCGTTAGGTATAAAGTCAAACGTGAGAGAACCCTCAACGTGTATCTTGCCTTTCTGAACGATTGATGGTGCAACCCTGTTCCTAATCCTATCCGTTAACGCTTGCTTCTGTGGTTTTACTAGCTGTAAATCCTCACCTGCTGCGATTGTACCTGTTAACGTAGGCACTTTCTTTGTTAGTAACGCTGTCTGTTTGTCTGACAACATCACGAACCCTTGATTTCCTTTTGTATATACCATTTTACTTTCCTCCTTTTATATTTGTTGACGGTTATTTATTAAGAACGGTTTAGTCTGAACTGTTACGCCAATATCAAACCATGCTTGCAAATCGTTATACTCAAACCCACCTACAGTGATCGCAATAGAATTAGTGCTATCCTGTATCTGTGGATTAAGAACGCTAGATGAAGTGTTGATGGCATCGAGTACCTGCTCAACGTAAGGCACAAGCCCTGTGTAGACACCTGCTGTGTCGATATATAGTTTATTCTGTGCATCAGGTATCATTGATTTAACACAACGGATATTAAGAGTAACAGTGCCTGTCTTTCTTGACATCTGTAAACTTTGTCCGTAGGCTTCTTCGATACCTGTCATGTCGATAATGAAATACTTCTCTTGGTCAGGCGTAACGCTGTCAGCCTTGTAGCCTAGCTGTACATACCCACCAGAGATAGCCTCGAGCCTTGTTTTTATATCTTTAATTATTTCTGTATATATTCCTATAGTCATGCGATTATCCTTTGATTTGCTTTGGTCATCTCTTGCTTGAACCTTGATACCATCTTTGGATAGATGTTCTTAGTTATAAACCCATGCCCTTTAAAACTTGCTGGTGACTTAACGCTTTTGGTTACTACTACGCCACTCTTAGCTGTGGCTATTTGCGATTTTTCGCTTTGCGATAGCTTCTTTCCTTTGAGTGCTTTCATAGCTTTAGCATATTTTGTATATAATGTTTTTGTACTTGGATCGCCTGAACCTTTGAACCCTTTAGTAGCGAACACCAACACTTTAGCCTTAACAGGATATATAGGTCTTGTACGTTTCCAACCACCATCAACCAATGTTGCATAGTTGCTTGTGTTATAAAGCTCACCACTTAAACCATGTATCTTATGTTTCCATGACTTCTGTAGTCGTTTGCTTCTTCCTGCTGGCGTTGCTTGAGGTGCTATGTTGTATCCGTATCTTACGGTAGCGTTGACTGCTTCTTTATATTCAATGGTTGCACGTTGTCCAAATCGCTTTATCATGTTCTCGACTTGGGAAAAGTCTGTAGTTACCTTGAAATCAACCACAATTGTCGAACCTCACACGCCTGTATAATCGCTCTTCAACCCAGTCAGGCATATTATCACGAGTGATGTCGAACTTATCACCGTTAGCATCTACTACTGTGCGTGTCCCTAGCCCTGTAGAAACTTCGGTCATCGCTAGGCAAATCTCGTTCACGTCTTTTGGTGTTGCAGCATAGCCACAAGTACCAGTAATAACGACACCTGTTTTCCTGTTTGTTGTAAATATGGTGTTTGAAAATATGGTGTCGCCATTGACATAATAATCTTCATCAACCACCAATGCAGTGCCATCGTTGGTTATCGAAGTTATTGTTAAGATAGGAGCTGGGAAAGTAATCGTCATGGCATCCTCTGACATCCTTAGACCCTCAGCGTTCATGCCCATATCGAAACGTACCTTAGAAGCTGTGAGTGCTAGTGAGTAGAATATCCTGCCAGTAACACGGTCAATCTCTCTACTGTTGCGTTCAATCTCAGCTTCTATAAGTGAAGTCTTTGCAGTAATCTGTGCAGAACTTAAAGAACTGCGTGTAGTAAAGTCTGCGACTGTTGCGTATCCGTTTGTAATTGCCATGCTTATATTTTACAATAAGCATCCTTGAAACCGAGCTTTATCTATTTATACTCGGTACTTCTTCCACGTTATAGCCATCTTATCTTGCTTACCACAACGCTTACATCGTCTTATCCAAAGGTTGTCGTGCCAACAGATGAAGTAGGTGTAGTCGTGGTGGCGTAGTAGGCACTTGAGGAAGTTAATCACTTAGCTTCCACTTCCTAGGTACTCCACTATATAAACAATTAGTAGGCTCTCCACCTGTAGTCTTAAATACACATCGTGAAACTTCATTTAAAGCACTTGTACATGAGCAAGTATATTTTCTTTTTATATCTTTCAACATCTTTTTATCTAGCTTCTTCTGTAGCTTCTTATGGTCTGCTAACATTACGTCATACCATAGCTTATCGAGTGCTACGTTTGTCCAATTCTGTAACGGTGTAACTTTACCTATCTCCATTTTATACCTCCAATTTTTCTAACCATTTAGCTAACTTAATCCCTTGCTGTTCCCATCTAAACTTCTCGTGCATACGTTTAGATCCACGCTTGCCACGAGCTAACGCTTCTTTATAGTTGTTCTTTACGTTTAGTATCTGTCTAACTAAATCATCATAGAAAGGAACATAAACGCCTGTCGTGATGTCGTAATTGCTTGACTTCACTTGCTCGATATGGAAGTCCAACGGATAACCTATCTGTGCATCGAAGTATTCCAGGATACCTGTGTGCATCGGTGCGATTACTGGACAACCTGTCGCTAGTGCTTCTGTACCCATTAGCCCCCAACCCTCGCCCTGACTTGGGAACGCAAACACATGAGCCTTATTATATAGCTCCCTTAGTTCCTCGAATGGCACACGCCTAGTGTCGAAGAATACGTTTTTATGCTTACCGTATACCTTTACCTCGTTAAGTTTAGTATAGAACTCGTAGAACTTATCTGTGTTCTGTCCGTTTGCTATACGCTCAAGCTCGACACGCTCTTTATCCGATAACGTATCACGCTTTAAAAGTTCTTTAGCTTTATCCATTAACTCTATAGGGTTATTTTTATCCATCGTTGTTTTGATGTAGAACTCCATGTCAGGGTACATATCAGCGTTGTTTATCATCCTTAGCATATACTGATACCCTTTTCTTGGGTTAGGTGCACCTGACCAATATATCCTAAACCTCTCACCTTTAGCGTAGTTAGGTTCTGTACGCTGATAGTAAGGAAAATCCTTACTTTCAATTCCCTCGTTGATTATGTAAGGTAGTCGCTTAGTGTATGGCTTGAATAGGTCTTGGCAATATTTGCAAGGTACTAACACATGGTCGGCTGTGCGTAATGGTTCTTTGTAGCTCTCTGGGATGTCTAACATTTCAAACATTGATACCAAAAAATTAACTTTATTTGGTACTGGTGTAAAGAAATCAGCAGGTACTATTTGAAGAAACGCATCAGCGTTTGGATCATCACAGTCAAATATTTTTGACGTGTGTTCATACATCTTCTTATTATGATGAGAATATCCTGCACCGTTTCCTATCCCTGTGTTTGGTCTACTTAACCAGTATATTGAATTTACCATATAACTCCCTATTACATTCCTCGCATCTTGTCCTATAGCTATCGTTTACTTTGCCACACTCGCACTTCTTGCTTTCTCGTGGCTCTAATATCGCTCTGTTCATTGCGTTCTTCGGTTTACCCATACTGCACCATCCTTTATCTATTAACTCTGTTACAAAGCTCTCCTCTCGGTAGAAGTCATGTACACGACAAACCTTTTGGCTTATGTCGTTAGGGTCGTAATAGTGTCCTGTGTTGAAGAAGTCCATCCCGTATATATGAACCTCGTAATCGTTATGTTCCTCGCTGTTTAGAAGCCACCATAACGCCATTAGTCCTATTGATGGTTGTTTACCACCTAGCTGACTGCAAAGGTATTTGAAATAGTTTAACGGGTATCTTTCCCACCAATTATCAAACATACAATTTGTATAACCGATAATCCTCGCACCGATAAAGTTATCTCGCTCGCTTACATAGCTCTCGCCATCACCAAAGAACCATATATCGGTACGTTTATCTTTTCGTGGTATCCCATGATTAACCCTGACGATTATATCCTCATCGAATATTTTATCAGGTAAAGTTGTTCCGTTACATAACAAAGCTATACTAGCCATACTTAGCCACACCTCTATCGTTGTTAATGCTTCTATAGCGTGCGTCAAAATGCGTACAAATCGCTTTTTCGTTCATAGTGAATATAAACCCTTGCTTCTGTAACCTTACGCCATAGTCTACATCATCGGCTTGGTGAAACTTTAGGTCTTGGTCGTGCTGTACTTGCTTTGCTACTTCGGACTTGATTATGAAGCATTGACCACTCAAATAGTTATACTGTGAGTAAGGCGTGTCATAAGGTATCTTGCTTTGCCCTAACTCTGGATGGTTCAATACGCACCAATCCCAGAACCTACCACCGAACGGGAAGTTTAGACAGCTTGGTATCTGAATATCTTCGCTTCCGATTGCTTCCTGAAACACATCATGCAAAAGTATATCGTCATCCATAGCAACAATAAACTCGCCTTTAGCTTCTGCAAATCCTTTATCACGCATAATAGAAGTATATCCTGTGTCTGCGTATTGCTTCATATCAAAGAAGCGAACCTCGTTGAAATACTTATCAGTATCAGGCATGATGCCACAAACGATTATCTCTTTATCGCCTTGCTGTTTGAGTATGGATTTGATTGTTTCGTGGAGTTCTCTGACTTTAGCGTAGTTTGTTCTGAGGCAATAACTAATCATGGGTACATTATAACAAAAAAAGAGGGAATAAGCAAATCGCCTACTCCCTCTCTCTAAAGTTTAACTAAAAGCTAGTTAAAACTAATTTGTACCTATTCTACAGAAAGCTGATGCTCTACGAAGTCCTAGACCTTTTCTTGTAGAGAATACGAACCTTGTGTTACCAGAGATACTGTCGCTATATGGGTCAACCAAAAGCTCAAGTCCTGATACTCTGTTCACTAAATAGAATTGGCTGAAATCTCCGAATACTCCATAGAACCCACCTGTTCCACCAGTAGCATCGTTTATCTTGTTAGCTGTTACTACGTTATAACCAAACAATTTGTTTAGGTCAGGTGCAGAAAGTGCTTGATAGATTGGGTTGCCGTTGTCGTCTTTTAGTGTTCTAACATAATGAGCACCTTTTTTACCGATAACAAATGTGCCTTTTGAAGCATCACCAGAAGCTAGTGCAGCGATTGCTAGGGAGAAAGTGTCCCCAGTAACGCTTGACCAGTTTGTTGAACCTGCTGTACCGAATGTTACTGAATATCCTGCTGCTGCTGTTAATACACCAGAGCAAGGTGTTCCTGTTCCGTTTAATACTTGGTTGTCAATTTCTTGAGCCATAGCATACGCAAACTGTTCAGCAATCTCACCTGATAAGTCATAAGCGTTATCATTCAAAAGATTGTTTTCGATAGCAACATAACCACTTAGGTCTTTTACTGCAATGCTTGTTTGTGAGAAAGTTGAAGATTGGATTGTTCTTGTTCCGATGTTGTCCCAAGTTAAACCTACTTCTTTTGTTGTAGATGCAAACTTTAATGTATCTGTAGAAGCTACTGACACGTTACGGATTAATGGCATCATTACTGAATTTTCTCTAGCCATCTTCACTAATATTCTGTCAAACTCTTCAATAACTAATGCTCCACCTACAGCATCAGAACCCTCATTGTGAGCTGCTGCTGCTTTAGCAAATGATACCTTTCTTCCGTCTTTAGCACCTTCTGCTAAGTCGATAAACGCCTTTGCAAATCCGTCTGCCATATCAGGGTTAGAAAACTTTTCTCTCATTTCTTCTAGTTGGCTTGATAGCTTGTAGCCTTTATAAAACTGTGGGCTAACTGATTTAGCTGTGATGATTGGTCTGTCTGATAGTAACTGTATCTGTGATTTAACTTCTGCTAACTGTGATTTTACATCTGCAGTAGCTTCGTCAAACGCTGTCTTTATTTCGTTCTTTACTTCTAATTCCATGTTATTCTCCTTTTAAATATGATTTTAAACTTTTCTCTTTTAACAATTCACCTAATGACTTCTCAACAACTACTTCTTCAACAGTGCTAACCTCATCAGTGCATTTCGCCTCAGGTTCGCCACAAAGAATGTCGTTAATATACTTTAGTGTAACATTATCTTGCTCTACTTCGAGCTTTTCGCTTTTTCCTACGCCTGATATAAAGCCCTCTACGAACGATAAACGCATCTTAATATCGCTTATCATTTCTTCCATATCTTCCATGTACTCAGCCATCTCACGGTGTGATTGCATATGATTATCGTTAACCAAAAGGTTTGGATCGTCAGACTTAACCTCTAGCCCTATAGCCTTTAGCTCTGCATCGTTCACTATCCCTTTAGACTTAGCTGTCATCAACGCTGTAGGGTTGCTTGGTACGCTTACAAGCGATAACTCTAGTAGCTCAACCTTAGTGAACTTTCTAAACGGAGTTTTCTTTCCGTCCCCATCTTCCCAAGTCTTAGGTATAAATCCCACGCTAGAAGCGTTCATAAATCCAGCCTTGTAGAGCTTTCTATATGTGTCTGCTTCTGGGTTAACTCCATCCTCTGGGAACTCTATCTTAAACACTAACGCACCATCTTTAATTCTAACGTCCTTAGCTTTACCGATAGCAGGTCTTGAGTAGTTGTGCTGTGGCAATATGATTGGGTTCTTCTTGAACTGTTTAATATCCCACGCATCTAAAGCGATACTCTCTCCATCACGGTCTAAACTCTCGGTAGATCCAATCATCTCGATTTCCATGTCGCCTAGTGCTTTTCCATCTATATCCTTATCCACGCTTACTTCGTTAGTCATCTTTAACGCTAACACCTCTTGACCATCGTCTAATTTTCTTAATACTTCAAACATTTTATCCTCCTTTAAATCCTTTAAATAACATATCGAATCCCTCTGGGTAGTCATATGATGATTTCTTCTTAGTCTTGTTCTCTGCAAACTTAGGACAGTAAAAGTATGCGTTACTTGACTTATCCTTACAGTTTAACAAACAATATAGACACCCTTTATTCTTGTTCAATTGCAACCCACGCCACTTGTTCTTCATCCCATCTGTACATCAACCCATCGGTAGGCATCTCAAACGGTGCTTCCCAATCGAAGTTGTCGTTTAGTGTCCAAGAAGCAAACGGTTGAGGGCTTATAAATACGTCATTGACTGCATCATAAGTATCGCCTATCCCTGCGTACTTGTGTCTAATCTTTCCTGAATAGCTTGTCTGTACCCATTCAGTGTCTTGTCCTAGTAACTTCTGACAGAACGCTATCCCTAACGCTTCGATTTCTTCTCCATCGCTTGTTATATCTTCGTTGCCTACTACTATTACTTGCTTTACTAATCCGTTATCTATCTGTGCAAAATGTGCCATAATTTACTCCTATTTTTATTTACTACTCTAACCACCCACGCAAAACTGTTATAATTACGCCAGTATCGCTTGCTATTGCTGATACCTTTATATCTGTCTTTTGTAATAGTTTCGTAGGCAATGGTAATGGCATTATTACGTTATCTCCTGACGATACGATATCCGTGAACGGATAAAATAAACCATCAGTCATAAATCCAGTTGTAGGGTCTATGTTTGCTCTAGTGGTTATCCTAGCGTATTCGTTAGAAGCCTTACCAGTTGTTCCAAACCCACCATGCCACTCAACTACATATAAAGTTTTACCTAGTGGTACTGTATACATAGCGTTTCTTGCTCTATTAAATCCAGCACCTATATAAGAATATACTGGTGTGTCTGCTGTATTTCTTAATCTTATATTTCCTGTAGGTATTTTATTTACACCAGCAGAAATAACTCTAAACGAATTAACCCTAAACAAGTTAGTGTTTACTGTAGGTACTTCTGTTGTTCCGTTAAGGATAACAATCTCTCGCTTCTCTGCATAAGTACCATCAAGATATACTATCTCGACTGCGTTTGCACCAGCGTTAGCACTTAAATCAATTATTGAATAAGCTCTACTAGCACCACTTCCACCACGACTAAATCCACCTGAACAAGTTATTTGAGTGTTACTATCAATAGCTGTTATATATCCATATTCAGGGCTTGTTCCTGAATTATCTAAAATAACACAATCACCAACTGCTGTTGTTGTAAGAAAATTCTCACCAGTACTTATCAAAGTTGTTATACTTCCACCAGTTGAGTTTCCAGAATGTATTACTGTGCCTATATCGTCTGTATTGTTACTTGATAATACTTCCATACCCATAGCTACTGTAGGAAATAAATAAACTGGCTGTGTGGCACTATAAGACCATACATCTGTATTCACGTTTGCTGTTGCTATAGTAGCATATCCTATCTTTGACCAAGGCACATGACCAGAAACATTACCCTCTGCTATATCATGCAAATATGGCGTAGCACTTACTCTAGGTTTACCATCAGCAGTTTTAAATCCGAATACATTACCTAACGTATCAATAAATTTTATTCCTGCTAACATAATATCTCCTTAATACCACAACAACGTACGCCACATCTCTTGTGCAGATTGTCGCATCACGTATAAGTATTTCAAACCATCTTCTGTTTCAATTATCTCCATTCTATTCCCAGAGATAAGTGTTGAGTTACCATAAGGAACTGTACCTGCGTTTACTATTATGTTTTTAGTTAAATCATAATAAACTATCCTACCAGATATATAACCCCCTAATAGTGTTGATAAATGTATATATATCCTATCTTGTCCATCATAAACATACATAGTACCAGTAGTTGTAAGCTCAAACTGTGGAAAGTACGACATTAACTCAAAATGTTCTGTAGTTACATTATACCTACTCATCTCAACTGTACCAGAACCATTGAATACATACATGTACTTATTGTTAAGTGTTGTATCTGAAGAACCAGTAATACTATCAATGTGTACACCAAAACTTCTAGGTGAAGATTCTAGTATCGCATAAGCTGTACTTACGTCTGGTGCTGTACCAGTAGCATATGTAATAGTATTAAATGTGTTAGCTGTGATTATGTATTCATTACCTTGCGATGTACCTGTAAGAAACCTAATTCTTTTGTTTACCCAAGTTCCTGCTGTCCAGTTCTTAGTGTTATCAAAGAACACTGTTACTGCACCGATTGCTGTTATAGCTGTTACGTTTACTGTTAAGCCTGTTCCTGTTCCTACCACGTTAGTTGTAGCAACACCAGTAACTACTGTATATCCTGCTGTACCACCCTCAATAAGCCTAATAACACTTGGTATTCCTCCAGCTGCAACCATAACCTGTCCTCTAGCAGCACCACCAGTAAGAGCGAATATATCTCCTACTGCGTATCCTGTACCTGCTACTGTAGGTGTTGCTGATAAAGTAGAAATACCACCTGCTCCAGAAACAACTCCAAACGCATCAGCTATAATATACTTAGTAGTTGTATCAACAGTAAACGCTTGTGTTGCAAAAGTTAAAGTATTAGCAGTATTAGAGATAATAGCCATCTCGTTACCTACTCCAGTACCTTCAATAATCCTTACACGCCTCCCTACTGTTTTAGCGAATATATTAACTTCCCACGCCTTAGTAGTATCTGTTAATGTTGAAGTAGTTCCAGAAGTTGCAAAACCCTCGTTGCCTTGACCAAACCTTGAACCACTACTCATCTCTGTTCCTAACGCTGTAGCTTTAGTGATTATGTATCTATAAGTACCATTTAACGGAGTAGAAGCTGCTGTAGCTAATGTCCAAGATATAGTGTTAGCTGTGTTACTTAGTATTACTCTAGCTTGTCCACCTGTTGCTAATAATACGTTGTTACAGATTTGTATTATCTTTCCTTTAAGCTCATCTACTGCCCAATTCTTAGTACAGTCAACTAACTTAGTAGTAGAAATAGTATCAGTTATGGTAGCTGTTGCTGCACCAGGGTCGCCTGTGCTACAATAAGAGAACCCTAGCCCTGTCGCTAGAACTCCAGTTATTGTATATGTACCATTGAACTTAGCAGCACCTGTAGAGATAGCACCTGATACTACAACTGTATCTCCTACTTTGAAATCATGTTGTAAAACTGTAACTGCTGCTTCAGAGAAATCTATATCACCTGCTGCGATAGTTAACGTACAACCTACTCCACCAGCTGGGTTTACCGTAGTTGTTTTAGTTCCTGCTGCGTAGCCTGTTCCTACTATCTCAAGAGCTACCCCTGTAACTCCACCTGTAGCATTTACTGATGTAACTCTAGCTACTCCACCTTTAGCATCTATTGTAAGAATATCATCTACCTGATAGTTAGCTCCTGCTGCTGCAATACCAGTAATGGATTTCAAACTTGTAGCAGTCCTTGTTATTGAAGTTACTGCATATTGAAAAGTAGTTCCGTTACGTTTAGCTGATAAATGCTGACATATCCCATTATCTAGTTGTCTACTTGGCGACCATTGGTCATGCTCTTGTGAGTATTGAAACATAGTGGAATCACCACCACCTACAAGATATAATTTACCTACATCACGCCAGATTTCATATACAGAAGAGTTATCAGGGTTAGTATCCCAATCTCTTACAACGTTTATTCTATCTGCTCTATTTGATAATATACCTCTAGTTTGCCCTGCACCAGTTCCAGAAACTATCCTTATCTCAAAGTTTTGATAATCACCTGCAACTAAGGTAGATGTAGGTGTTAAGTATCTAGCACCACCACCATTGGCTCTTTCTGTAAAAATAACACCTTCGTTTTCAGTTATACGTTCTAAAGATAAATCAGAAGCTGCTAAAAATACTGCTGTTTTCTGTCCTGATTGTGTAGACTTACCGTACCATTGGTCTGCCAGTAAATCATAATACAATAGCGTAAAGTAAGGGTTTCCTGTAGTTCCTTGTGATACATTCCAGATACCACCAGACATTATCATAAACTGTGATGTACTATCAGGATTTATATCCCAATCATCATCTACTGTTATTATATGGCTCTCTATTACGTATCTTGAACTAACTGCTACTGATATATTCATTATAGGAGAGCACCAAGGGTTATGTGTTAAATGACCTGCATCTGACCAAACTATAGTGTTATATGTGTTATAAAGTATAGGTCTTACCTGTGTTCTACCAGTACCATAATCGCATCTAAACTGATAATCTCTCCACTTATTATTAGTCCATTGCTTTAATCCTGCACCTGCTGTAGCATCTATTACAGAAGATTGACCTGCTGTAGTAACAATACCTCTTTCATGCGTAGTTGGTGCTGATGTTGCAACGATAGTACGTTCCTGCCCTACACCTGTTCCACCTATAATTCTTATTTTATATCCATTCATAACGTTACCAGATAGACCTGCAAGTTGCATTGTGTTATCGCCACCACCTGAACCTATCGCTCTACCAAAATGTCCTATAGCGTTAGTTAATACATTGTTATTCATAATAGTAGGCGTAGAGAACCCTGTAGTAGTTGTTAGTTGATTCCATGAATCTGCCCATGTATCGTAACGATATAAAGATGCAGATACTTGATAATATAAATACCTATTACCTAAACTATTACCAGTAGTCATAGAAGATACGTTTGTAGGGATAGCAGGTGCAAAGTTCATCCACTCCCACACAGGAATATCGACCTGTACTTTAAGATTATTCGTTAACATTTGCTACCACCTCTTTCACTGTATATTCTGACCAATTCCTTAGCTTAACTTCGTTCTCTATCTCGTTCTTTAAATTATTACTATCCATATCGTTGCTTGTTATGAATGATTGTCCGTTACTCTCTACTATATATCTCATACTATGTTGCTCCTTATTGCATTAGCATATGTGTTTCTTGCTTGGTCTTTAACTAGCCAACGTTGGTCTACTGGTCCTACCCAGACAGGTTGATAATATACAGCGTTTGGTGCTCCATAAGAAGGTGCATTAATAGCAATAGCATTAGGTGCTGGAATACCTGCTCCAGAATCAACACCAGTTATAGCTCTGCCTAGAGTTGTTCCTGCTATTGTTTCTACAGCTACCCTTTGTCTATTAGATATATCTACTGTAGATAAACTATCTGCTAACTGTAGTAATCTTCTAAAGAGTATAAGTGTGTCGTTTAATTGTTCAGTATTTACAAGCTCGCCATTCTCGTTATATTGGATTGTCTTGACTAACTTGCTTCCACCTTGTGCGTTTTGGTATTCTATCTGATTATCTGGTCTGTTGTCGCTTAGTGTCATATCCTACTCCATAGCAGGGACAACGTAGCACCTACAGTTGCTTGTGATGATGTTTTCTGCTATAATATAACCATCTTTACTTTGGAGGTCATAAACATGTCCAGAAAAATCACTCTCGCAAATATCAACGATATTGTCAGTCTTTATCATAGTGGTGTCAGCATTAACCAACTCGCTAAACAAAACTTGTGCAGTCGGAAGGTCGTTACTACTCACCTTATTAAACAAGGTGTTGAGCTTAGAACCCAATCCGAAGCTGAAAAAGTTAAATGGGCTATCATTAAGCAAAGTCCTGAAAAAGTTAATGCCCAAATCGTTAAAGCATGGCAGGCTAGGCGTGGCAGTAAAGACTCTTTCGAGGTCAAATGCAAAAGGGCTAAATCCTTTTACCTTAATACTCTTAGGGTCGGCGTTCATGAAACTGACATCTTCTCTGAGTTGCAAAGTTTCGGTATCGACTGCTTCCAACAGTTCCCTATTGATTGTTACAATGTCGACATCGTTATTAAAAAATTCCCCATCGCCATTGAAGTCCAATCCTACGGACACTTTACTGAAGTTTCCTCCATACGCTTTAATAGAATTAAATACTTGGTCGATAGAGGGTACTTCGTTATTATTGTTTATATTCCCCAAAAGGCTACTCCCACTATCAGCAACATAGCTCAAAAGATTATCAGTATTATTCAAGTCTTTAGCGAGAACCCATCCTCTGTCGGTAAGTATAGGGTGATTGGGCGTAACGGTGAGGATGTTACCGAGCTTAGTCCTTATGTTCAATACCTTACCAGTATAAAATGACCTTGTAGCTGTATCAAATGTTCCTTGCACTTTAGTTGTAGGGATAAAGCAGTTTATATTATTCTCAGGCAAAGAACCCATAGCAGGTGCAGACATATACTCGCCACCTACAAAGAAGTCCTCATTGATACCGACTACCTGATGGTTAGCTTCTGCGTGTGCATCTCGTTCAAACCCGTCTATGTTAGTTATCCATTCTTTCTTTTCCACGCCTACCTCTTGATAGCTCATAATAGATCCTGCGTTAAGCTGTGCTGTTACCTCAGTACGAGCGATTGTGCTTGCTCGGTTGGTTGCCTTGTTAAAGTATCCCTTAATCCTATCTTTAATCTCGGTTACGCTCTCACCTGCATCTATCCCTGCGTTGATTTCTTTGTTAATCTGCTCGGTAGTAGTACCTATAACGCTAGAAGATACAAACTTGAGCCTCTGTGCTGTTACTGCTGATGCTCTGTGCATGATAGTATCGTTAGGCTTGAACCCTGTTATACTTGAGCCTTGTTTGATGCCTTGAGCGATTGCTTCGGCTTCCCACCTTTTAATATCTTCTGCGAATAGTTCTTCTTCTCTAGCCCAACCTATATTGATTGATGCCTTAGTGCCTATAACCTCAGCAAAGCCCTTATAGCTATCGTCAAAGCTGTCTAGCGTACGCTTACGCAACCCGTTAAAATACTTATTGACTGCTTTCTTGAAGTTCATGTGTAGTTTATCGTGTATATTATTCATCGCTTTTATATACATGACTTGTGCTTGTGTATAACTTCTGCCATTTATTATAGTTAATAGTTCTTTTACCTGTTTGGTTGGTACTTCTACCACTTCTTTTGGTACTTCAACAGGCTCTTGCTCTGTGCCTGCTGGCTGTAGATTAAAACCAATATACCAATCATTACCCCAAATAGTATTAGTCTCAAACCCTAGCCCTAGTCTATCGTTTATCTCGTTACGAGTGAACCCTAGCCCTTGTAGCTTCACTGCTACGTCTATCTTATCCCATAGCACCTCTTGTAGTGCTTCTATATTCGATACGTCAAAGGTCAAGAACGCTTTGTTCGCTGTGTATGGTGTGATTAGCTTCTGGTTTAGTCCATCCTTAATCTTGTCCATCATAGGTATTAAAGTCATAGTCCAAAACACGTTAAGCTGTCCTAAGAATGTCGCACGGTTAAGGTTGTCGGTATATCCGAACATCGCCTTAGGAACACGCCACATCCCGATTATCTTTTCTTCTGCGAACCTTATCAACTCAGCAAGTTGCATCTCGTTATTGTTTTGGCTCAATGTAGAAGCTGTCATCCCGTTATCTAGTAGTGCGTTCTTCCCTGTGTTCTTAGCTCCACCATGCCTAGCTTCCCATCCACGCCTTATCTGGTCTTTCTGCTCAGGCGATAGCATCTTGTCGGTAGAAAGTATAACGCTTGGAAGTCCACCATTAACGAACATTGACCATATATGCTCAGAAGCCTTGCTCTCAACTCTTAGCTCATCCATTAGTACATCTATCGGTGCGATACCCCTAAGCCCTGATAATGGGTTGAAGTCTTTAATATGGATTACTTGCTCTGCTGTGTAGTTGTTTGATACTCCACCACAAGTAACTGTCCACCCGATAAGGTTGTTACCTGCAATACGTTCCATAGTGTTCTTAGGGCTTGGAAGTATCATCCTTTTAGGTAAACTTAACCCACTTACTTCGCCTTGTGTTTTTGCATCTGGCTTGACGAGGAATATCTCGCCATACAAACCGAGAAACCCTGCCATGGTTTGCAGTGCTTCGGTCTTGGTTAGCTTCTGCCCACTCTCTAAGTAGATGTTCTTAAACAGTAATAAAACCTCATCGAAAGTGTCAACAATGTTACCATCGCTGTCTGACATAGCCCAATCGGCTTGTGCGATATTGTCGATTATCGCTTTATTGGCTTTATATACTGCTGGAATGTTAGCGTATGGGTTACTTACTTGGTTAGCTGTATAGCCGTTAACCAACGCCTCATAAGTTGAGGTGCTTATTGATTTAGTGTAGCCAATCTTAGATAGAGCTTTATCTATAAATCCCATTTGATTTTATTATACAATAGGCATACTTATAACCGAGCTTTATCGTTTTTTTAGAAGAAAGTAATACTTGGGTTGCCTTGTCCGTCTAAGTCTGCGTTTAGGCTGTATCTTATAGCGTCTATGTAATGGTTGAAACAATCCTCAGGAATATTCATCGGTTCTCCTGTAGTTCTATTCATCTTCCACGAGTAGTTATTAAACTCGTCTGCTGTGTTCACACAATCCTCATGCACGAATATCTTAAACCGTTGCATAAACTTAATCCCACTCTCAACAGAGCCTTGCCCTTTCTTCACTCCCTCTGCGTTCAGGCCGAGATTCTGATATTCGGCCACGCTCTTAGGTTCTGCACTATCGCAGAATACTGTGTCGTAGTTAGCGAACGATTTAACCATAGGTGCTGTTTCGGTGTTCTGTAGTCCTGTGCCACCTATCTCGTCGCAGATATATAGTTCCATCTTCTTGAAGTCGACTGCTACCCTAACATAAGCAAACGGATCTCGTGAGAAACCCCAGTCCACACCATGCCGATAAGTTCCGAAGCTCTCTTTATCGAACTGACACCCTGTCTTGTAGTCTGAGAATATTAACCCCTCTGCTCTACCCATCTCACCAAGCCCGAATACACGCCAGAAGTTATTGTCGCCTTTACGGGCCTCTAGTGCTTCTACTATCGACTTCTCTAGTCGTTCGTTATCCTTGTAGGTGCTTACTATCTCGATACACTTCTCTGGCTCTGTTTTCATTAGCTGTGTATGCACCCAGAACTCACTTGTAGGGTTGTAGTCTATAAATACTGCTATCCTTGTACGGATAATCAACTGCTCTACTATCGCCCAATGATGCTTGTTTGCTTCGTTGATGAACAAGTAATCACGCCTACCACCAAGAGCCTTGCCTATCTTGTCCACGCTTATAAAGTTTATCTCACCTTTGAGCTTGAGTGTGTTATCTTGTTTCCCGTAGTTGTTATGGAAGTCGATACCTAAATCATCACATACCTTAGGTATATCGTTTAGAACGCCACCCTTTAAATGTGGTACAGTCTGCCCTAGTATATCTATCTGTACATCTTGCTTCTCTGCTATGAGTGCGTTTAGTTGTAATAGCGACCAAGTTTTCGTTGAGCTAGTTCCACCACGATTGATTATATATCGGAAGCCATCTTTGAGTGCTTGTCGGTTCTTATAGAATACGTTACTGAGGTAAAGCATAGTCATCCTCTAGTGCTTCTTTATCTTTAGCACAAGCGACTATTATTTGTTTCATTGT